CTGTTTTTGTTCCAAAAGTCACATTTTTACTTAACTCAAATATAGAATAATTAGTACCATTTATTTTAAATGCTCCTAGTGCTTCTCTATTAATTGTTCCATATCTAGGACCTGCATAAACGTGACCTACTTTTACAAGGTTACCATTAATTGTTCTTCTTTTCCTAGACACATATTCAATATTAATAGCTGGTCTTCTTAAAGTAACATCTCTTGTATTACTTGGGAAATGATCTATTGGTGGTGTATCACCTGGTGTTTCTGTAGTACCTACTTTAGGATTTGCTCTTAAAGATGTACCATCATCAATTGTTCCTAATCTTCTACCTAATAGAGTAAGAAATAGATATTTCAATGATGAGAATATTGGATCATCAACTGCTCCACTAATTTCACCTACAACAGGAGATTTGATTTGAGCATTGGCAGATAATTCTACATTTACTTGACCAGCAAAATAAAAACCAGCTGTGTGCATAGTAGTTTTAAAATCATCACGCCAATCAGAAATTGATCTAGCAACTTGAAGCACATATGAAAAGTCCTGATAGTATAAACTGTCTTGTACTCTTTTTGTAGATTCAGATAAGAAACCATCTTCATTTATAAATGTTCCATCTGTATCAGCAACAGCACCAATTACAAGTGACGCTGATGATGCACTAAATTTTGCTATGTTAGCAGTTACACCTGATAAAGAACCAGTTATAACATCATCCTCACTAAACGTACCTGTTGTATCTTTTATTACAAGTAAACCTCTTGTACTATCCCAACTAACAATCGTACCTGTGGCACCTGCAGATGTAGTTATACCTTCACCAGCTGTAAAATTACCACTAGCAGATACCATTATAAAATTTTTAAATAATGTAACTGTTGGTGGTGTTGGCGATAATTGATGTGCAAATCCTAATTCTACAATATTTAAATCTAACACACGACCTATTTCTGTACTGAATAATTTTAATACACCACTTGTGCCAGATGATGTGTTTATTGTAACTGTCGGTAATAAAGTATAACCTGAACCTTTATTGTATAAGAAAACATCAGTAATATCATTTAGATTACTATTGGTGTCAGGTTCCATAACAATTTTATTACCAGAATATATGTCACCTCTTTGTGTTTCATCTTCTAATACTATATGGTCTTCACCTGTCGTACCTGTTGTTCCAGACTCTTGGGTAAATCCACCATTAACCACTGAAATAAATCCTGCAACTCCAGCGCCATTTGTATTAGTATTATCAAATACTAAATCTTCCCCTACTGCATAACCTGTACCAGCATTATCAATAACAACTTCTGTTACTCCACCTGAACCTATATTACCTGTTTGTATTATGGCTCCACTACCACCACCTGTAACTGTTGTTGCTTCATTAACAGAATGTAATGAACCAGGTTGTGAAATAGATTTTGAAATTGGTATACCAGTTACATTTGCTTTGATAAGTATGTCATCTGTATCTGATGCAGTACCTCTAATTTCTTCGCCTATTTGAAAAGTACCATTTATACTATCATCATTTAAAATAAATTCTGATATTTCACTAGATGCTATAATAAATTTTGATACACTTTCTACAATTGCTGTAGCGTTAGATGTTTGACCAGTAATTGTTCTACCAGTTAAATTGGTTGTTTCACCAGCTGATCCAATTGCTCTTAAAACTCTATTTGTTGTAAATTTACCATCGGATACTCTTAATAAATTTTCTCTTGGATATATTGTATCTGATATTTCATTAAATAATAATCTAAAGAATATATTGTGTCCACCTTTTGTACCTTTTAGTTGATACAATGATTTAATATTTTTAATTAATTTTCTTTTATTTACATTATCAAATAAATTATCAGGAACTGTATTTAAAAATTCTTCTCTAAAGTTTGTTAAAAAATCACTGATTACATTATCAGGATCACGGAAGTTTAATAACTCTTGTATATTGGTTACAGGATTAGGTCTATACTTTGATATGACTGCAGTTGCATTTGAAGTAGAACCTACAACTAATTCACCAATAGAAAATTTATCTTGTGCTGAAATGAAAAGTCTATTACTATCTAAATCTTCTGTTAAAATAACAGCTGTTGCTTTAGATGTTTGTCCTGTTATTGTTTCACCTCTAGTAAATTTACCATAAGCAGAATCTTCTAGTAATATTTTATCATCAGCATCTAATAATGTTCTTTGTGTTCCAACTTTGGAACTATTCATTATTAAATAATTTTGTTGATTAGTTTCTGTTTCTAATTGAATACCACTTGATGAGTTAATATCAGATACAATTAACTCTGCAGACTCCATAAACAAATAATAAGTCTTTAAGAATTGTACAAACTTTGGATGATCTGCCAGAGTAAAATCAGGCAGTTGTGATTCTATGAGATTTGATATTTTATCTGTAAACTTAGCCATTTTTATTAATAGCTAGATGTTGTTGTATATCCTACTCCTGCTTCAGCTGAACCACCTAAAAATGTATCTGCCTCCACTGTGATAGACGAATTAGCAACATCCAACTCTACAATTTGATTTCTTACTGGAACAACATCATTTGAATTTGGTTGAACAGTTAATTCTATTACAGTTGAAGCTGCACCTCTTATGTTTGAAATTGAGGTTACGTTTAATGAATTAATTGTAATTTCACCAGTGCTGTAATCTATTGTTCCTTGATTGTTATTTACATATGTTCTAACACCACTTACTAATTTGTAACTTCTAATATTACCTGTACCATCATCATCTAAAAAATGTTCATTTACTGTATCACCACTAATTTTAAATCCTGTTGAACTCAATATTCCTCCTGTACTAGCGCTGTGACCAGAGTGAGGATTGTATAATGCATTTCTAAAATAAACATTATATTTTGTTGATGAACTTAATGTAGGTGTAAATGATTTTCTAATTTTTAAAGTTGTAATATTTGAAACAATACTAGTATCTGTATTATCAATTGCTGTAGATAATTTTGAAAATCTAAAAATACCATCAAACTTTTGTAAAGTAGTTGTATTGTAATTGTTAAGTGTGTCAATAACATCTGATTTTAATGTTGCTGCAGATTTAGATGTTACTCTACTATTATATTTAATGTTTGATGTTAATAGAATTGATGTTGTTTCAGGATCAACAATAACAGGTCTTACAGATGCAACATTATAAGGTTTTAAAGATGTTACAATATTTGCTTTTGTTGTTTCTGTTAACGTAGAACCTGACGCTGCTTTGATAGCAATTTTAACTACACCATAAACAGGTGTTTCGTCATCTTCTCCACCCCAAGCACTAACTGATATTGCATTAGGGTATATACTTCTTACAATTGTTTCATAATCAGAAGTTGTTACAGCTCTATTTTGAGCAGCATAACTTAAAGGTGCATTAAATCTAATTGAATCTTTTGTTTCTGCCTCTGCGCCACCTTGAGCTGCTGAATTATTTGTAATAGTTACATCAGCAAATCCACCAATGTTAGTTGCTAAAGTAAATGATGATGCACCATTTGATTCTGCTTTGTTAGTTACTATGTATTCTAATATAACTATATTTCCATCTGTTAATTTTTTACCCATAACACCATCACCAAAATAAACTTCATATTTGCCATCGTCAGTTTCTTGTAAAAAGTAAACTAAAGATGTATCTGTAACAGCATTGTAACCACCAGCAAGTGTATATACGTTTGTTGTAGAATCTGATGAACTATTTTGTACAGAAACTTTTAAAGTTGTAGTATCAGCATTTGAACTTGTTAATTTAAATTTTTGGTCAACATCATTGCTGTCAACAGTGTATCTGAAATTAATTAATGTACCTTCGTAAATGTTTATGTTATCAAATTTATAAACTCCATTTACAGGTGAAATTGTGTGGTCTTCGTTTGTAAGATATTCATAAGATACTCCATCTACTGTTGTTGTAAATACAGATCCTTTTGTCATAGTTAAAGATGTACCAGTTGCATTATTTACTGTGACATCTATATTAGCAATTGGTGATCTTACAGAAGATGGTGTGTAGTTAAGCATTTTAGCTAAAGACACAATATTTTTTCTGACATCAGCACTATCCAAATACATTTCGTTTGCTAACATATTAGCATTGAAACCTAGGTAGTGTGTGTTGTATGCCAATGTATCTAATAATACAGCAAAACCAGAACCTTCAAAATCGTAGTCCTGAAATTCTGTTTGGCCTTGTAAAAATCTTTTTAGATTTACTTTTATATCATCAAAATCAAAATCTGATACTTCTAATTTATTGCTTGGCATTTTATCTTAATCTCTCCAAAAATGTTTGTACGATAACTGGTTGTGTTGTACCTACGATATAAAACATAATTCTAACATCATAAGCGTTTCTATCATAATCTGGTCTTGCTATAATTTGACTAACTCTTACTCTTGGCTCAAAGTTTTCTAAAACTTCTTGTATCTTTCTTTGTAAGTTTAAAGCAGTTAATGGCATTAATGGCTCAAATAACATTGCTCTAACATTAGAACCTATTTCTGGATGAAATGGTCTCTCAAAGTGTGAAGTGTTAATCAAATTTCTTACACTTCTTTTTATTGCCTCAACATTAGTCAACTTGTTAACATCATTTGTAACTGTATTTCTACCAAAGTCTAAATCTAAATCACTAAAAGACCTAGAAGCTCGTTTAGAATTGTTTGTACTACTTGCATCGTAATTTGGCATAACCCTAATATTTATACGTTATCCAACAAAAACATTGGAAGAACCTGAAGTCATTGCTCCTGCGTCTGCGCTATCACCAATTCTACCCACAGATATACTATTGATCTTAACTGATGAAGAACCCACGTTTAGATTAGCCACGTGTGGCGCACAAGGAGGGTTTGGTGGAAAAGGATGACTTACTGTGGGCGCCCCTACAACAATAACATTTATACCATTCACTTTTACCGTTCCATCTGTGTTAGATGACGCTATAGTTGTCGTTCCTGTACAAGCGTGGCCTGTAGATAGACTATCACCTACTCTACTTACTGCTGGCATTATCTTCCCTGTCCGTTATAAAATTTTAGACTTCGTTTTTTGTGTTTGTTCATAGAACTCATTTTACACTTACGTTTTTTAGGCGCTTGAGAAGTCTTTTTTGGTATACTTTGATGAGCTACAAAGTTTTTGGCCATTTTTGCCATTATCTTCTAGCCTCCATCGCTGCTTTTTTAGCTAATCTTCTTTGTTCTTGTAAAATTGATTGTCTAATTTTTCTTCCCATTGGTATTTTTACAGATTGGGCAATTTTTTTACCTTTTTTAGTGATATATTCAACACTAATCATTTTATCTTTATAATCACCTTGTACTGACATTACAGCTTTCTTCAAACTCATCGCTTCTTTCTCTTTTTCATCACCATTCTCATTCCAAAACTTATATATTCTCATTTTACTCATTTTTCACGCTCCATTAAATGCATCAATGTCCAAACTGTCATATTCTGGATCGCCAGGACCAAAATAATCTTTAATTTTACAACGACAATAGTTGCAACATAAAATTAAGATGTTTTTTCCGTCACCATCTTTGTGTTCTTGCGTGCAACTTTTGCCGCAGTGGCATTTGTGACCACAATTTTGACAATTTTCCATTTTTTTTCTTTTTATTTCTATTTATCTTAAAATTTACAACTCATTTGAGCTGCTGATTCATCAATTTTTTCAAAATCTGGCCGTATCTTACACTCTTTTGAACAATTAGAACAAAACAAGAACAAAAAAAGTGAAAAAGTGACGATAATTAAGGGTTTTTTGGGCATTTTATACCAATTTTTTTCTGTACTTTACTATTTATTCCCTATAATATAATCATATGAACAACAGAGGACAAACTATGAAAAAGAAAAAACAAAAAAAGACTAAAAACGAAAAGATATTTGACAAAAATTTAGAATTTATGTCAGATGAAAATAATATGATTTCAGAAGAAGATTATTATTTAAGTGAAGCACTTGCACAAGACGGTGAATCAATTGAAAACTACGGTATATAAGGAGGACTAATGATAAAAGTAGAAAAAACAGCAAATAATGTGTTATCAGGCATCTCTATTATGATGCAAGGTGCCAAAGATGACTATATCAGAATGTCAACTATTGGTGGTAGAGAGTTGACTGGTTATTCTAAAGAACAAGTTGATAATTGGGATAGTAAAACAAAAGTAACTTTTGGTAAAAAGTACATTAAGGTTGTACAAGGTAATGGTGTCTTCGCTTTTGTGATGAAAGAAGACTCTGGTAGATTTAAAAAAGGTGATGTACTAAAAGCAGCTGGTTATAACAAACCCGCTTTGAACTCAGCTAGAGGTAATGTACTTTCTGGTAATTATGCAATTGAATGGACTGGTCCATTATATTTAAGATAAGGAGGATGACTATGTGGAAAAAAATATATGAATATATGACAATCGCTATGGCAACTTTAGGAACTATCTGTATGGTAGCTGCTGCTGGTGCTATTGATGGTGGTTATAATGGTATACCAATGAACGATAATTGGTTACTATGTGGTGCGATGGCACTATTAGGTATTGCTAGTTACATACTAGCTTTATATTCTCAACAATTATATTCGGAGGCTAAATAATGTATTACGTTTCTGAATTACATATGGGTGATGTACCTGGCGATGGATATGAACTTATTGACTATACTGATATGTTTGGTCCTTTTAAATCACTTTCAAAAGCAAGAAAAGTATTTAAAGAAAAAATATGTAAAGATAAAAATTTAAATCATTGGGATTTTATGATTAGAGGACCTTATAGAACTAATAGAATGGGTCATAAAACTGAATGGTATAATTTTAAATCTAAATCAATCAACTAAAGGGAGGACTAATGAGTGATCTTAAATTTAACGACTTGCCTAAAATTCTAAAATGGATTAAGGAACCTAGTCACAGTGAGCATTTGTTTATTATTGAACAAGCTTTAAAAAGTGTAAAAGCTGACCAATTTAAAGTTGGTACTAAAGTTTCGTTTGGTAGAGCGAATGGTCAAAAACGTATGGGTGTCATTGAGAAGTTTGGTCGTGTAAAAGCGGTTGTAAACTGTAATGGTGCTAAATGGCGTGTGCCGTTTGATTTAATGAGTGTTGTATCAGCTTAAATAGAAAAAGACGTTCCACATCCACAAGAACTTTTAGCTTGTGGATTGTTGAACACAAAAGCAGATTCAAAATCATCATAAGTATAATCTAATTCCATACCTAGTAAATATAATTCGTAATCTCTATTAACCAATAATATATTATCTACAACTACATCATTTTTAGTTTCTTCGTCAGCAAAAGACCAATCATAATTAAATCCAGCACATCCTCCACCTTTAACGTCAAGTCTAACATATTTTTTATTATGTTTTTCTCTTAACTCTCTTAATCTTAATAAAGCGTTGTCTAATATTTTTATCATAATATTGTTGTTACTAAATGGACTCTTTCTACTTCACTTCCGTTGAAGAAATTGTGGTACTTTGTGTTATCAGTTACATAACCATTTCCATTAGCTGGCATATGAAAAGCTGTGTCTTCAATAACCATAATATTACCTTTGTTTGTAATTATAGGAATATGTAATCTCATTTCAGGATCACGGTGCCAACTTAAACAAGTACGAGGTGGTTTCATTAAAAATCTCATACGACCTATTTTAAATTTAGATTTAACTAAATTATAAACTTCTTCAATATAAGTATCTTTAAATTCTGGACACAATTCTGTGTATAAATTTTCTTTGACAGGTTCTAATCTTTGTTCTTCGTAATTCGTTGTATCAGGCATAGTCCAATACAAACCTCTTACGTTTCCACCTAATATTGATTTTTCATCATCAGGTATTCTATTAACACAGATAGCATTAAAGTCAGCTAATGACTTATCATCTTTACGAAAACCTAAATGAAATTTGAAATCTAAATATGCTTTACCTAATTTTTCAATATCAATATCTAGTTTATATTCTTTATAATGTTTTTTATCAAGTGCCATACGTTCTATTTATATGGCACTTGAAAGTTTTAAAGAATATCAAATGTGCCTAGTATCATACAAATTAATATATAACCCATATAACCTAATAAACAATATCCTATAATCTTTTCGTAAATACTAAACACTATCTTTTAAAAGTATAATCATTACCATATTTTTTAATATATTCATCATCTAATTTACCATACCTTAATCTAT